TTTTCATAATGCTGCCGCCTTTAGATTTCTTCATCATAGCGCCACCTTTTGATTTCTTCATCACGCTTGCGTTTTTAGATTTTTTCATTTTGACTCCTATCGTCTGCCATATAAACCAGAATTACCTGGTTTGTTTTTAGTTATCTTACCACCACTAGCGGCAAAAGTTTTTACATTTGTAGGCTTGCCACCTACACCTTGTTTTTTAGCTCTTTTTCTTGATACAGCAGATTTAATTTCTGATCCACTCATGCTAGCTGCTTTTGCAGCCGGGACACATTTTGGATACTTTCTTTTAGCATCTGCTTTTTGTTTAGATCTGCCACATTTTTTATAGCCACCGCCCTTTTTTTTAGAGCCTATGTCAACCCAATCTTCTTTAAACCACGTAGTCAAACTCATTACTAACTACCCGGGACCTTTGTTTTTTTGCGTTTATCTTCCATCATTGCGCCACATCCTCTGCCTTGCACCATTACAGGGCCGCCAAACTTTAATTTTATAGCTCCGCCCATAGCTGCTTTTTTAGCACCCTTGTAGCCACCGCCTCTTTTCTTATAGGTTTTTACCAACCAGGCATTTGCATAAGCACTGGGATATACGTCAAATTTACTTTTTGCTTCTGATTTTACTCTAGAATACAAACTTGGATTTGTTACGTTACTTGGTGTTTTTGATTTTTTAGCCATTAGCACTTCCACCTTCTTCTTGCTTGCCTAATTCTTGAATTAGGATCATTTTTAGTTTTAGCAGAACTTTTTTTAAGCTGTCCTAATGATCTTGCACAATAAGACTTTCTTCTTTTAGCAGCTGTGCTACCTTTTTTAACCTTTCCGGTTACAGCAGTTTTTAACTTACTGCCAGGGTTTGCACGTCTATGTGCTGCAACCCCTTTTTTGGTCATGCCCGCTCCACTTTTGGTAGAGCGGTAATTACCACCTTTTCCTGTAGTTTTAGGAATAGGGTTACTTTTTTTTCTCTCAGCCACCTTTACGCATGAAAAGCAGTCAATGATGAAAATGTAGCAGTTGTATAATTAATATATATACCGTCACTAAAAACCAATCCATTATCCGGAATAGTAATATCTCTAGTTGCAGTAGCAGATGCTACAGATCCTAGTTTAAAAGAACTTGTACCGTTTGGAGAGGTGTTTACAAAATCTACATTTCCTGCCGTTCCAGAGCAAACCAAATTTACTCCTTGTAATCTGGATCTGCCAGCAAAAATAACGTCTGCAACTGCTGCATTAATACCAGCAGAAACATTACCTGCTGGATTACCAACAGCTGTTATTGAAGTTATTGTTCTAAAATATTTAGAACCAGTAGCAGTACCCGCATTTGCACCTGTTATGGATTCTGTTTGAGCATCTCCATTTACATCGGTGCCGACTACAGTGAATGATTTAGCTGCATCATTGCCAGCAGAAAGGATCGTTACAATCCTTCCGCCAACATTAGTAACAGAGCCGCCGTCAGCTAACGCGCCACCTATAGTAAGTGCTGCATTATTTCCAACTGCTGCTGCTGCTGAAATACCATCTGCATCTAGGGCTTGAGCATCGGCAGTTATAAACTTACCTAATACGTCTGAACCAGTTAATCTAGTTGCCATAAATTACTCCCTATTAAGATACTGTAGCGATCGGTGTTGATAGAGCAGTAGTCATCCATTTAGAGTTTGTTCCATCATCTGAAACACAAGTCATAGAAACTCTTGCGTTTGCAACTGTTGAGTTTACTAGGGTTAAAGTATCTCCAGCAACGTCGCTTACTGCGTTAGCTGCTGTTCCTGCAACCAATGAAAGCATTGCTTGAAAATCTGATACAGCAGAACCCGGTAGTACAATAGTAGTAGTCACACTGCCACCAACGGCTACTGTAAGTTGAAAGTCATAATGAACTCCTACATTTCCAGTAGATACAGTAGGTAAAGTAATTACATTATTTGCTGCACCATTAATCAAAAACAAAGTTCCCGATTGAGCTGCTGTTAGAGTAGCTGAAGCTGCTCCAGCTGCATTAAAAGTTGTATCAACTTTTTGTCTACCTACAATAGTGCTTGTAGTAGAAATAGCACCGTCAGATGCAATTGATCCTACGTCAGTAATATTACCGCTTGAGTCTATATCAAAATTAGTTGTTACTGTTCCAGTTTTTGCTGCAATGCTAATTTGTTCAAAACCGCCTTCAGACCTAACTGGGCCATTAAATGTTGTATTTGCCATAATTTCCTCCCGGAAATAAGTCTTATCGTCTTGGCTTGTCTGCTAGGTCAGTCGATAAAACAAGTTAAAAAAAATCCTAGTAGTAAAATGATACTACTAGGACTTAGGATTAGCAACTAAAGTTAGGCTGCTTTTATTTTAGGTCAAAAAAAAGGGCCCTTTTGAGGCCCTTAATTTGAAATACTTGAGTAATAAACGGTATTTCTAATCGTTCAATTTATGCGCCTTGTGAGCCGTAGACTCCTCTCCAATCAGAGAAACCGAAGCTATATCTTTCACGTGCTTTGTAACGAATGTTCCCAGTAGAGAAATCTGGTTCCATGGAAGTTTCCATGCCAGTTCTTTGGAACATTTTAAGGCCATCGCCTTGTGATGTTACAGAAGTCAAGATGAAGAAAGCATCTGGATCTGTTAAGTAATGATTAACAGAATAACCACCAGGTAAAACACCTGTGTTAGCTATTGCGTTGATATCATTATCAGCAGTGCCAGATCTTTGCGAAGAATTAAGAATTCTGTCAGCAACAAATACTAGTTCACTAGGAACAATTAATTTGTCAGCTTGAACAGAGATTGTTAGTCCTTTGTCATCTGTGAAGTTAGATATGTCAATCAAAGCATCTTCTAATGAAGTTTCATTAAGATCCGCCATTGATGATGCTCTGTTAGCCGCTGAACCACCGCCCGCTAGAGGGTGATCTGTTGCTATTAGAGATTTACCGTCTCCTCCAGTAAAACTACTAGAGAAAGCGTTATTTAAAACATCTGCGCCTTTTACTTCTTTGGTGTTAGCCATAGATCTTGCGAGTGCTTTAACATATCTTTTACCTAAAGAGTCATAGAGATTATCTTCTACAGCTTCTTCTGTAAGTGCAAATGCTAGTGCCACTGTATCGTGGGTGTATCTAGCACTGTAACTTTCAGTAGCGTTGTCGAAAACTACTCCTTGTCCTTCAGTTTTAGTTGGTGCAGAACCGAATCCAGTGATTAGGACCTCTTCTTCGAACGCTCTAGAAGAATCTTCAATGTTGAAAATTTCTTCATATTCACGGTTGTACTCATCGTAAGATAAGCCGAATAAAGAGTTTAACCCTGGCTCTAGTTCTTTAGCTAATTGAGCTCTTGATATTGCCATTATTTACCTACCTTATGCTAAACCAGCACCTTTCTGTCCCATTATGTGGTTTTGAATCACACATAGTACATTGGTGTTGGCAGACGCTACGTCTGAGTTATCGGGATCCTGGGAGACATCAAGTGCTTTGAGAGGTAAAGTCGCGGTAGTATTACCGGTAGTTACATCAAGCTCTAGATTTGATCTTCCAGATGCTGTATCGCCAACTGGTGAACCGTCAACAATGTCAAAGTTACCGAACAGATCTGCCACCGGGAAGGTGTCATCTGCTTGGACTTCAAACACTACGTTTGGATCGTCAATTATGTTAGCAATGATATCCGAGGCAGAGATACTGCCAGGATAATAGTTCTTAAATACCTGTTCGCCTGTGGTTGGATCTGTGTAAGAACACCCGTTGAACACTCCGACAATCGGAACGGTTCCAGTTGCAACATGTCTTCCTAATACCCCAGCTGTAAGCTGAGTAACAAGATCACCTTGAAACAGTGGTGTTGTGACTCCACTCGCCACTCTGTAACGACTTTGGCCGCCAGAATAGGGAGCTCCACCCATCATACGTACAGGTTTACATCCAAATGCGCTGTCTTTGTTAGCCATTTAGTTTCTCCTTTTTATGATTGTTACTTTTTCCCAAAAGTAACATTAGATTTTCTATCAGCATCGTACTTGACATATCTACCATCTTTCCTAGAGTCATTAAACATATTATTGTCTAAAGCATCTTTGGCTTGTTGGTTTTTTCCTGCGTAATAAGCATTACGCTCTGCGATTGTTTCAAGTGGCATTTTTGCTAATAGTAAACCTTCGTTATATACGATGCCAGTATGTTTTCCAGAATCCATTGTAGGTAAAGCATATTCTTGCG